TAAACAATAAAAAAGGTGGAACCTGGAGAGAAGGTTTTACTAGTAGATCTGCAGCAGTAGATCAAATAAAAGCAATACACTCAAACTAACACAAAAACAAACAAAATTATGGAAAAAGGACATTATGGAGATTACACTGGTAATTCTAGAGCATCCAGATTAAAAAATGATATGATTCACGAGCGTGAATTAATTCATGACGCTAAAAATCAAATTCACAACGAAGACAAAAAGTATCATTCAGCAGGTATGCAAAAATATGATGCTGTGGCTAAAAACTCAAAAGCTTATATGGCAGGAATGGAAAACGCTGTAGGTGGACTAAAACAGTCAGAATCTCAAACAGCTACATTTGGACCAGGTGGAACAAGTGCTAATCCAAAAATATACGCAGGTATAGTTTCAGCGGCTAAAATGGACGATGAATTCTTATCACCAGTTGATGGATCAGATCAAAATTTAGCTAATTCTGAAGAAGCAACAAATGACAGTATGCTAATGCAAGAAGACGGATACGGAATGAGTGCGGCTAAAATGAGTGCGCTTAAAGGTAGATACATGCATCATAAAAAATAAACAGAGTAAACTGATAAATCATAAACAATAACAATAACAAACAAAAACAAAAACAAAATGGCAAAATTTATTAAATTTAGAGTTTCCAATGGCGTAACATTAGCTGCTGGAGGAAATTATTCAAGAGACGTATTAATAAACGTTGATGACATCGAAAACGTAGCAGACGTTGTTGCAGGTGGAAATTACTCAGTAGTATTAACATTAAAAAGCTTTGTAGGATTATCTGATGCTGCAATTGCTAATGCAACAATTGGAGGAAGAATACTTACTTTAAATGTATCTCAAAATCCTATTGGTCTTGCAGTACCTGCAGGTGCTGATCAACCAACACCAATTACAGTAAGCAGATTAATGCCTTCACAGGTTGTTATGAGAGCTTTAACTGCTAATCCAGGTGGAGTTGCTTCATTAGCTCAATTAGGTGTTGATGGAAACGGAATTGTAGCTGCTCAAGGTGGTACAGCTCAACAATTATACTTTTCAAGCGCTATATTTTCGTCAGTTAACGACATATAATTAAACTAAAATAAACAAAAGCCCCGTGGTTATACTACGGGGTAATTGTTATTAAATTAAATTAAATGAAATACCAAGCAGAAGGTCTAGGTGATGTTATAGATGATATAACTTATTTTACTGGAATAAAATTTTTAGTAATAACAGCATCTAATATATTAGGAATCTCATGTGGCTGCGAAAAAAGAAGAAAATATTTAAATAAATTATTTCCATTTAAAAAATAATTATGGCTTTTAAAATGAAAGGATTTCCATTAGACATGGATACTACTCCTGTGTACCAAGTACATGATATGGAAGAAGGAACTATGGGTATGGCAAATAAAAATGAAGGCATAATTGTTGATAGTGGTTTACATCCTCAAATAATGGAAGATGTAATAAAACATGAAAAAGTACACATAGATCAAATTAAAAGAGGTGATTTAACCTATGATAAAGATACTGTAACTTGGAAAGGTAAAAAGTATTTAAGATCAGAAATGGATGAAGGTAATAATAAATTACCATGGGAAGCGGAAGCTTACAAAGATGGAAATCAACTACAATATACGTGATTATATAATTAAACAATTAAATTATATAATATGAAAAATTTTACTATAATAGCTTTTATGCTATTTACTTTTATTGGCTTTAGCCAAAATGATTTTGTAGGACAATGGAATTCTGCTATTGAAATTATTAATGTTTATTACAAAAATGATTTATTAGTAGTTAAATCAAAAAGTGCGCCTAACGGTAAACCTATAAAAACTTTATCTGCTAAAATAATAGATAATAAATTATTTATTAGTAGTTATTTTAAACCAAACAATTTTTACTCAAAAAAAACAATAACAATAGGAATAGTCAAAAACAAAGGACATGGTATTATAAAAAATAAACATGGGACTTTTAATGTTGTTTATATAAAAAAAATAAACTAAAAACTAAATTATGGGATATAAAATGCGCTATTCAAGCGGTGGTCCAAGACAAACTTCTCCTCTGTATCAAGAGATTACAAAATCTGTAGATAAAGATGGTAACATTGTAACTACAACTAGTGTTGAAGGTACTAAAGGGACTTCAGGCTATACAATAAAAGGAACGCCTCCAACACCTGCGGCTCCACCAGTAACTACTCCTTCTAAAAAATATCCTCCAACAGCCCCTGGTGAAAGTCAAGAGGAAGCTAATAAAAGATGGACAGAATATAAAAAGAATAATCCATCTCCAACACCTCCGCCTTCACCCCCAGCTCCTATCTCTACACCAGGAGAACCAGGAGGAGATACTCCACCTAGCAGTAATTCAAACGTAGGATCTAAAGGAACACCTGATATTGTTGTTCCGCCAGTACCAGGCACACCAGGGACTTCAAGTAGTACAATTAAAAAAGCACCACCTAAACCCGCAACAGGTACCTTAAGTCAAAGCATAAATAATGAGCAAAAAACTAAAGGGAGTTTAAGCGGACCAAATTTAAACCTAAATCTAAAAGGACCTAATTTACGACCTCTTGGTAGAGGAATTGCAAATGTTGCATTATTACCGTTTGATTTAATAAGAGGAGTATTCAAAAAAAGTACTTGTCCAGGAGGTTGCAATAAAGAAAAATTTGGAGAATCTATAGGTGTTCTTGGAGGTAGACAATCAATTTCAGCTAAATTAAGAAATAGAAAATTATAAAAAAACATAAAATGGGATCACTAAGACACGGAGCACTTCCACAAGCAGGTGCTAAAAATGAAAGAAAAAACACTCGCATGTCAGTTGCGTCACAAAAAATAAGTAAAAAGGATATAAAAACTTTAGAATCTTCTAATTATTTAGATAACGAGGCTTTAAAAAATGCAAGACTTAAAGCCATGACTAGTGAACAAAGGCAAAAAGCTAAAAGTAATGATACTATGTTAAATTCTAGCATTTCAAATGCAAATATTGAGGTATCTAAAAATAATATTTTATATCCAAAAAACTCTATAGTAAAAGAAAACTTTTCAGTTACAAATAAAAAGTTTCCAGAAATGAACGAATCCCCTCAAAATATTTTAACTGCACCTGATTTTATTGGACCAAACAAAGTTGAAAAAACCAATAAAGTTAGAGGATTAAATAGTTTTAATTTTGCTGGCTTTAGTTATAGCACAGGAAGAAATAAAACCGCAACAGGAAGTTCCACGGTTACAGTTAAACAAAACCCTGTAACGGGCGGAACTATTGGTGATCTACAAAATAACGAGATTAAAAAAGAGTATAATACATTTGACGCTGAAAGACAAGCTATATTAAATAAAAAAGAAAACAATTGAAAACTTCTACAAAAGGTTATTTAAGTAATAGTCCTGATGTAAACAATAAACAAAACGTTATACAAGGTAATAAAATAACTATGAAAGGTGTAGAGTTTAAAGTTCTAGGAACAGACGACAGAGGTTACACTAAAGTAATGTACCCAGGAAATGACTATATATTTCCAGGGGCTAAGTATGTTGTAGAAACACCTATACATGAAGAAAAAATTTAATGAAACAAAAGTAGGGCAGTTTTTAAGTAAAGCTGCTCCAGGTATATTAGGTACTGTCGGTAATGTATTACCAGATAATGGAGTGTTAGGTCTTGTAAAAAACTTAATACAAAAAGACCCTGTAATGCCAGCAGAAGACAAAGAAAAAGCAATGAAGCTATTAGAACAAGATATGGTTGAAATGCAAGAAATATCAAAACGTTGGGAAAGCGATATGAAAAGCGATTCGTGGCTTAGTAAAAACACGCGCCCTTTGTCTTTGATATTTTTATCTGTAATGACTATTGCTTTTATATGGGTTGACAGCCACGAAACTTTATCATTTACAGTAGAACAAGAGTGGATAAGCTTGTTAAAAACTTTAACTACAACAGTTTATGTAGCATACTTTGGCTCGCGAGGAGCGGAAAAATTTAAAAGTATAAGTAATAATAAATAATAAGTAAAACAATTAACAATTAAATTAAATTAAATTATGGAAGAAGCAAAAAAAATGATCAAAGAAGAACAGTTAAAAACTGTAAACGATCAACAAGGAAAATTAAATGAGCTACTTAGAACTATAGGTGTTTTAGAATCTCAAAAACAAGGCGTTCATTCTCAAGTTTTAGAACTTTCTAAAGAAATTGACAAAACTAAAAAAGAACTTGAAGAAGAATATGGCCAAGTAAATATTGATCTTAAAGACGGTAGTTACACAGACATTGAAAAAGAAGATGCCAAGTAATATTAGAAAAATAAGTATTGGATCAGATTACAAAAATGACGCTATGCATTACGCTGTAGGTCAACAAGTATATGGAGGTCACGAAATATCTCACATATTACTAAATAATTCTGATAAGTCTTATAATATTCATATTAAAAAAAACAACGAGGTATTGCCATGGAAAAAATTTAATTCTAACATGGCTATATCTGTTGAATATGATTTAGAATATTAATGAAAAGTTTATACGACTTTATAGTTAGACCAGTTGGAAAAGAATATGACAACGAGATAACTATTGGTGATAAAAAAATTATTTTAAATACAAAAATTGAAAGTTTTAAATTTGTTAATAATATAGCCAAAGTTGTAGAAGTTCCTACTGCTTTCAAAACAAATATTAAAAAAGGTGATTTAATAATTATACACCATAACGTGTTTAGAACTTTTTATGACATTAAAGGTGTTAAGAAAAAAAGCAGATCATCGTTTATAGATGGTATGTATTTTTGTTCGTTAGATCAAATTTATTTATATAAAAATAATGACAATTGGAAATCTATTAATGATAGATGTTTCATAAAACCTTTAAAAGCAAAAGATAACTTAGAAGTTGTAAAAGAGCAAAAGCTTATTGGTATATTAAAAATAGGTAATAGTTCTTTAGAAGCGCTAGGAATAACCGAGGGAGACACCGTAGGTTATACACCTTATGGAGAATATGATTTTCTAGTAAATAAAGAGCGTTTATATTGTATGAAATCAAATGATATTGTAATTAAGTATGGAAATCAAAAGAACCAAACAGAGTATAATCCTAGCTGGGCGAGTAGCAGTTGAAGAATTAATAAAAGTTGCTAAAGAACCTATTGTAGATACAGCAGAAGATATATCAGCTGATAGACTTAAAAATGCTGCGGCTACTAAAAAGTTAGCTATATTTGATGCTTTTGAAATACTTAATCGTATTAACGAAGAACAAAACATGTTAGATGAAAAGCCTAAAGAAATTAAAAAAGAAACTACGTTTCGTGGTTTTGCCGAAGGAAGATCTAAATAATGTATACACAAACTTTATATAAAATATTAAAAAACCACATTGATCCTAAAGTTCTTAAAAGAACTAATAGGTATAAAAAATGGGAGCATGGATATAACGAAGATCATGATATGGTTGTTATATCTACTACTGGTGAAATAGGTGAAATATATGAAATACAAAATCTTAAAATAGCTTTACCTAAAAAAAACAATATTCAAGTTTTTGATAGTGACAAATGGGAGCGAAAAGAATTACCTAAAGTATTAAAGAAAATAAAAACTGTATTTGACTGGAGAGAATATCCAGATGACTTTAAAGAAATGTGGTATGACTATATTGATGAAGAGTTCAAAAGACGTGAGGAAGGTTTTTGGTATGTCAATAAGGGTAAACCTACTTATATTACTGGTACACATTATATGTATTTACAATGGTCAAAAATTGATGTTGGCAAACCAGATTTTAGAGAAGCAAATCGTATTTTTTTTATATTTTGGGCAGCTTGCATAGCTGATAGCAGGTGCTACGGTATGTCATACTTAAAAAACAGACGTTCAGGATTTTCATTTATGGCTTCTGGTGAGTGTGTTAACATGGCTACAATATCTACTGATGCACGTTTTGGTATATTATCAAAATCAGGTGCTGATGCTAAAAAAATGTTTACTGACAAAGTAGTTCCAATATCAGTTAATTATCCTTTCTTTTTTAAGCCTATACAAGATGGTATGGATCGACCTAAAACAGAGTTAGCATATCGTGTGCCAGCTTCTAAGTTTACAAGAAGATCTATAGTATCAACTGAAAAAAACGAAGAGTTAGCAGGTCTTGATACAACTATTGATTGGAAAAATACAGGTGACAATGCTTATGATGGAGAAAAACTAAAGCTTTTAGTTCACGATGAATCAGGTAAATGGGAAAGACCTAATAACATCCTTAATAATTGGAGGGTTACAAAAACTACACTTAGGTTAGGTAGTAAAATTATTGGTAAGTGCATGATGGGATCAACATCAAACTCTTTAGATAAAGGAGGGGCTAATTTTAAAAAATTATATTATGATTCAGATGTTACAAAAAGAAACTCCAACGGACAGACTCGCTCAGGACTCTATTCTTTGTTCATACCTATGGAATGGAACTACGAAGGATACATTGATTCTTATGGCTTACCTGTATTCGACACGCCAAAAAAACCAGCTGAAGACCCTCATGGAACAAAAATAAAAATTGGAGTAATAGAGTATTGGCAAAATGAAGTTGATGGTTTAAAAGGAGATCAAGACGGTTTAAATGAATTCTATAGACAGTTTCCAAGAACTGAAGAACACGCTTTTAGAGACGAAGCTAAATCATCTCTTTTTAATTTAACTAAAATATATGAGCAAATAGATTGGAACGCTGATATAAAAAATAGTGGTATAATAACTCAAGGTAATTTTCAATGGATAAATGGAGTTAAAGATACTAAAGTGGTTTTTAACCCAAGTAATAATGGTAGATTTTTTGTATCATGGGTACCACCGCTAGAACTACAAAATAAAGTAGTGGCAAAAAATGGATTAAAATTTCCTGGTAATGAACACTGTGGAGCATTTGGTTGTGACAGTTATGATATATCAGGTACAGTTGATAAAAGAGGTTCTAATGGAGCTTTAACAGGCTTAACAAAGTTTAGTATGGAAAACGTTCCACCTAATCATTTTTTTTTAGAATACATAAGTAGACCATCAACAGCTGAAATATTTTTTGAAGACGTGTTAATGGCTTGTGTTTTTTATGGCATGCCAATATTAGCAGAAAATAACAAACCTAGATTATTATATTATTTTAAACGAAGAGGCTATAGAGGATATTCTATAAACAGACCTGATAAAGTATATAATAAATTATCTGTAACAGAAAGAGAAATAGGTGGAATACCTAATTCAAGTGAAGATATTAAACAAGCTCATGCGGCAGCTATAGAATCGTATATAGAAGAATACATAGGCTTACAGTCTACTGGCAATTATGGAGATATGTATTTTCAAAGAACTTTAGAAGACTGGGCTAAATTTAATATAAATAACAGAACATCTCATGATGCTTCTATTAGTTCAGGTCTAGCTATAATGGCTTGTAATAAAAATAAATACCGACCAAACCCTCAAGTTGAAAGAAAAATCTACAACTTAGGATTTAAGAAATTTAACAACAAGGGATCAATGTCAAAAATAATTGAATAAATGAAAATAAATACTAATTCAAATAGTGCTTTTCCAAGTCAGGTAGTACCAGACGCAGAAAAAGCTTCGTGGGAGTATGGATCTCAAGTAGCGTCCGCTATTGAAACCGAATGGTTTAACCAAGGTAGAACTAACGGTAACAGATATCTAACTAGTTTTAATAATTATCATTTTTTAAGATTATACGCAAGAGGTGAGCAACCCGTACAAAAATATAAAGACGAACTATCTATCAATGGAGATTTGTCTTATCTTAATTTAGACTGGAAGCCAGTTCCTGTTATATCTAAGTTTGTTGATATTGTTGTTAATGGTATATCTAATAAACAATTTGAAATAAAAGCATTTGCACAAGATCCTTCATCAGTTAAAAAAAGAACTGAGCATGCTGACGCTATAGCAAAAGATATGTTTGCTCATAAGCAATTACAAAAAATGAAAGATATGTTTGGTATAGACGCTTCAAGGTCGTCAGTACCACCAGATCAAATGCCTGAAACAATGGAAGAGTTAGAACTTCACATGCAGTTAAGCTACAAGCAAGCTATAGAAATTGCAGAAGAAGAAGCTATAACAACTACATTGGCTAAAAATAAATGGGAATTAACTAAACGTAGATTAAATCAAGATTTAGTAACTTGCGGAATAGCTTGTGCTAAAACAACATTTAACAAAGCTAATGGAATAGAAATAGATTATGTTGATCCAGCTTATGTTATATATTCTTACACAGAAGATCCAAATTTTGAAGATATATATTATGTTGGTGAAGTTAAATCTATAACAATACCAGAACTTAAAAAACAATTTCCAGATATACCTAATGATGAATTACAAAAAATTCAACAAATGCCAGGTAATAGACAATATATAACTGGCTGGGGAAATTATGATAACAACACAGTTCAAATTTTATATTTTGAATATAAAACTTATATGAATCAAGTTTTTAAATTAAAATATAATGAAAACGGTTTAGAAAAAATTATACAAAAAACAGATGAATTTAATCCTCCACCTGCTGACACTTATGACAAAGTGTCACGTAGTATAGAAGTTTTATATTCTGGTGTTAAAGTATTAGGAACTGACACTATGCTAAAATGGGAGTTGGCAGAAAATATGACTAGACCCATGTCTGATTCTACTAAAGTAGAAATGA